AGCGCCGCCAGCATCACCGCGAGTGCCGCGCCGACGACCTACGATTTCAGCAGCACGCCTGTGACGTTCAGCATCAGCTGGCAGGGCACGACTTACCCGGTATCGCTGGTGACCAACTATGTCACCATGTCAGGCCTGGTTTCTTCGATCACCTCTCAACTCTCTGGTTCCGGCCTGGTCGCGCGCGATAACAGTGGGCGGCTGGATATTGTCGAGGCCAGTAGCCCATATGCTGGCGGGTCCATTACGAACAGCCCGTTGCCCGTTGCTGTGTTCGGTGATGCTCCGGTCAATACGGCTGGCGTGAAATCTACGGGCGGCACGGCGGAGGTAAGGGCGCACATCACCCTGGCCTATAACAGCGCCACTGGTACGCCATTCACCGGACTGCCGGAGGGTATTCAGCGCTTCGCTCTGGGATTGGCTGGCAATCAGTTCCGGATCACCGATGTGGACAGCCAGACGGTAACCGTTGAGCGGCTTACTGTCACCACCGGATCGGGTGGCGAGACTATCACCACACCTGACCCATCGTGGCCTGGCTTCACTGAGCGCACGCTGCTGGATGCCACAGTGACAGGCGTCAGCGACGACTACGAATGGGTTGGTCCGTTCCTGGCCTGTCCAGACGGCGAAACGCTGGATGCATTCGAGGTGAACATCAACTTCCAGAGCGGCCTGGTGCGTTACACCGACCAGGGGAATAAGCGTTCCATGCCGGTACGTCTGGTGATCCAGTATCGCAAGGTTGGCACCACTGCCTGGCAGCAGCAGTCCCCGTTCTATTCACGCAGCACCGAAAACCAGATCGGTTTCACGCATCGCTACAGCGTCTCACCCGGTCAGTATGAGATCCGTATGCGCCGCACTGAACCGGTTAAGGGTGGCATCACGCGTGATCAGGTCTTCTGGCAGGCGCTGCGCTCCCGGCTGAGCAAGCGCCCCACGAAGTACGACGGCGTCACCACCATGGCACTGACCGTGCGCACAGGGAACCGCCTGGCGGCGATGTCCGATCGCCGGATAAGCGTCACGCCAACCCGTATTTACAG